TCTAACAAGTTCTATCTCCCTATTGCCGTTATCCTTGATAATCTCAAGTCCATTTTCTGGAAAGTAAACTTCTGTTATATACTTATGAGTTCTATCATGTAAATCTAGCATGACTTCTCTGACCTTTGGATCGGTAATCCCATTATCTGGATTATGCTCTTCCTTGATAAAATCTAGCCATGAAACCGACTTAGACTCAAAATCTGGAAGTGACTTTAGGTAGTCATCTAGGATAGCCAACTCATCTGGCGTAGCAAAATTGTGAACAACCTTAATAAGGTGCTTTCCCCATGTAAACATATTATTTCCATTCCATCTCTTGGTCATAGGTAACAGAGTATTCTCCTGTAAAGATCTCTGCGTAAGATATGATATCTCTATTATACCTTATAACGGTTTCTTTGCCAACTTTGTCGCAGATGTACTTACTACCCCTGGTAAGTGGTTCAAACTTCATCCCCTGGCCTTCTAGGGCGTTATTAAGGGTATCCAGGTATCTTGCCTTGCCGTATCTTTTAGATGTAAATGATTGGTCTACATAGTCAAACCTTGCTTGTGCATCATTTCTTTTTGCAATGTCCGAATTGTCCATTATGTACTTAACTGCAGGATGATCCATCCGTGTAGACCAATTTCGCATGTTGTCGCTATATTTTTCCATATTGCGTAATGTAGAATCAGCGAAAGCCATGCGGATAAGGTCTTGTTCGGAGGTTTGGGCCTCTGTTGCGAACGAAATTAAAAACGCAGTGGCGAAGGGAAACTTGTCGCTATATGTCGCCACGCCGAAGTGCACATTTGGATTGAAAGATTCAACCGACATATTATCCTCAATCAAGCGCATATGATTTCCGAGAGAAACATACTCTTGCCGATTCATATCGCAATCGACGAACAAGCATTCCTCTGGGTTGATACCGTCGGCGAGACATAAAAGATTTTTATCGTACGAACCTACTATTTTCGAACCGTTAAAGCGCTCTAATAATTTTGCGGTCATAAAGCCATCCATATCGGGGGATATGATAAGTTGCTTTGAGTACTCTAGTGTATCTAGTATCTGTGTTTTCATAGTTAGTACGTAAACCTTTTGTTTTTAAATTTACGTTTTAATCTCCAGTTTCTAATTTTGTTAATTATTTTTTTTATATTCATTTTCAATCACCTTAGCAAATATAGCATGGATCTCTTCTCCGAAGTGGCTATCATCTCTTGCTATGTCCCAGTACTTATTTTCTTTTTGTTTTTTTACAAGACCTACATCTAACTTATCAAGCATATTAAAAAAGTTATTAAAGGTTTTTGACAATGGACCATTTTGCAACTCATCGTTAAAGTCTTTATGCCAGGTAGTCCAAGTCAGACCTATTCCAAGTGATGAGCATATAAACTCTAGCATTAGAATAGCGTTGATTGATAGGTGCTTTGAGAACATAGTGTTTTCTAAGCCAAGGTTTGGTAATAATGAGTTTGTCGATATATGCATCTCGTTATCAATTTCTTTAAAAATTGGAACTCTGTAATAGTCTGGAAAAACAACAAATACATGCTGGGGATTGCCATAGTTCTTGATATATGAAACAATATTGTTGACTATTGCATAACTGCTTAAAGATGGAACAGACAAATTATAAAAATTGTTTTTGCCAAGTGCTTGGTTTAGTTTATATCCCCAACTAGACTCATATGGAAGACCCATTCCAAAAGAAACCGAACATCCAGCAAACAAAAAATTAGAAGATGTGTCTTTGCCAAATTCATCACATCGAAATCCATAAGAATTTAGATCATAGGATATTGATTTGTCAGATTCAGATATTGACAGTCCGCCATTTCTAAAAGAATCAGAATTATAAAAATAGGAAGACTCACCAGACATAGGGTTGTATTTTGAAAAATCATTATGGATGTAATAGACAAAGTCAGAGTTGTACTTACCATTATAGTTCTCACTATATAAGATTTTTACCACAAAATACCCCTTATAATAATACAGTTATGACAATCCAAGACTGGGCTTCCCTGATAGTAGCCATCCTTACAATTGTATCATCTATTGCCTTTGCAATCAAGTGGCTAGTCAAACACTATTTGGCAGAACTTAAACCAAATTCTGGATCATCGATGAAGGATCAAATTTCGAGACTAGAAATGAGAATTAACGAAGCCGATGCCACTAGAACTCAGATGAAAGAAGATCATAAGGTTATGAAAAATAAACTTGACCACATGTATGATATTCTGATTGAGTATATTGCCAAACCAAAGTAACTCTATATACTATATATAAGATATCTTCTATATATAAACCTTCAAGATAGTTCTTTCTTCTTATATATATTTAAGTATACACTACGAAGATCCTGACCTTTAAGACTTTTTATGACAAAACGGACATTGTCTATTATAACGATTTGATAACTTTAAATATAGTCTGTTAATTCTATGACTTTTACGCTGACTCTAAATCTTTGTTTTTTTATGGTATAATCTTATTACTATGACTCTTTGTGCACCTGAGATTTTTGGAGCAGACCCTGCTCGTATCAAATGGAATATCGTTAGAGGAGATACCTCTCCGCTGCGTGTTGAATTCTTGCAAGATGACGAAGTAACATATTTTGATACCTCTGATTGGACTTATGAGGCTACTTCTTATGATCCTCAGTCTGATTTTCTTGATTCCCTGGAAATTACACCAGGAGTTGGATATGTCGACATTATGGCCCCAGCATCAATTACTCAGTTTTGGGGTACTGGATTTAAATCAGTTGTAACAGAATTAACCTTTGATCTACAAGTAACTATTGATGGAGAAACAATCTGGACACCTTTGATCGGAACTATTTCTGTCATTGGTGATATTACAGGAAGTCTGTAATGGCTGTAGTAAAAGTTACAACTCCTAGACCTGAGTTGCCACCAGTAATTAAAATCAAGGATAAAGTTTTTAAAGTAAATAAATAAAATAGTGAGATAATGCTGTTATGGCCTCTTCTAAATCTATGGACTTTCCAAGCGCAAGAAAATCCTCATATGCTGCACAAGTTCAACAAATGCAGGCAACTGAAAATTCAGAAAACAATCAAATCTTTCTTCCACTTCCAGGACCAGCAGGCCCACAAGGTGAGCCAGGAAAGCAAGGGCCAGAAGGACCTCCAGGACCTAGAGGAGAACAAGGTCCTAAAGGAAAAGACGGGGCATCATCAGTATCTTCTTCTGGACAGCAATCTGGTTGGGCAAGTTACCACTCAGATCAAGGAAAAGAAATTCGTCTAGGAGCAGCATATGGTGTAGACGGTTGGGTTGATGTTTCACTGTCAAATCAAAAGACTGCAGATGAGACTTTTATACCAAAGGGATGCACAAGCCTTTGGAATCAGGATTCAAGAAGGCTTAACTTTTTAGGACTTAATGTTGGGGCACAGGTTTTTGTGACTTATAATTTTGAGTTAACAACTTTTCAAACAGGAACAGAACTATGGGCAAGAACATATTCTTCAAAATCAAAACAGAACATCTGTCAGTTCCTAGGATCTTTTAAATATCAAACCTCCTACCCTATGTCTATCACCCAGCAAATATTCATAGAGGACAAGTGGTCTTGGAGCGAAGGGGCTATACCTCAGTTTAGAACTGATCACGAATCATCAATTATCCTCAATTCTATTTATGTCGGCGTGGTATAATAAAGTATGGCATTTCCAGGAGAACTAAACTTAACATACTACAAGGGTGATACTCAAGATTTTTCTATCTACCCAAAGCAGAGCGATGGATCAGCCTTTATTATGGCTGGTTACACAATTAAGTTTTCAATATCAACACAAAGAGGTTCTGGTGCAACTCCAATAGAATGTTATGCTGTAATTAGTTCTGATGATCCTACAAAGGCTCTTTGTGCAATTAGACCAGCAGATGGTGCTCAATTAACTGCTGGTACTCAGTATGTTTATGATATTCAAATTAGCAAGAGCGCAACTCCGTATCCACTTGTATATACAATCCTAACTGGAACAGTTACTGTTACAGCAGACGTAACTCAAGGGGCTTAATTATGCCTGAGATTTATTCTACAGAAGATGTAACTGTTTTAGGTGGACCTTCCAAGATTTCTGTAGATCTTGATATTGGTCCAACAGGCAAAAGAGGAAGTTATTGGTTTGTTGGAAATGGTTTTCCAAATACTGCAGAACTAAGCCCAAACCTTTTAGACATGTATATAAATGTAGATCCGCAAGATGAGTCCTACCTATTTTTGTACCAGTATCAGAATGCTGATGGAGTAAATAGTTGGAGACAGATCTTAAAGATTATCCCAAACTTTACTAGCAAGAGCGTTGTCTCTGACTTTATAGGCGGAGATGCTCAGATTATTGTTCCACTTATTAGCATTGTCCCAGAAGACCTTGTTGCAACTGTCACTATTGATAAGATCAATGTTCAGAAGTCTATTGTCAATGATTTGCCAATCATAACTACCGTGAAATCTTTAGAAATCATTACAGACAATCAGGTCAGAGCGCTTAAGATTATTGTCAATGCAATCGAACTAAACAACTCTAACTGGGTAGAAGTGGTCGGACAGAAAGTAGTAGATCTACTTATTTCTGTGGTATAATTTTGGGGGAGATGAATAATGGCAGATAATATCAATCTTAATGGACCGTATGACACTAAAGTGCCATCTTATAATGAGTCTGCAGACATTCAGCAGGCCCTAAAACTATTTTTATACGGAACAACAACACCACCTTCCAATCAGTCAGAAATTTTGTCAACCTCTTTGGCTGGCAATTTAAAAAGAATAGACGCAGATATTGTTACTATTAATAATCGTGGTCTTGGTTCTAGTGTTTCAACAACCCAACCAACTGGAGTTGCAAATGGATATGTTTGGCTAGACTCTGATTCTGGAGTTGCTGCTTCTGTAAAATACTCTGAAGCATATTATGATGCTCTACCGCCACAAAATCCAACAACAGGATCTTTGTGGATTGACTCTGCATCATCTCCACTAACTATGCATGTGTGGTCTGGAACCACATGGAGAGCGATTGGTGCATAATGGCTAAAAAAGAAAAAACAATTACTCAGGAATTTAAAGAAAATGCTATTGCAAAATTTGTTGCACTAGGTTTTACAGAGGCAGAACTAAGAGCATTGGGGATAACTTCAGATGGCGACAATTAATAGCGATGGAAAGAATGCTTATGTATACAATGCATCAGATGATACATGGTATTCAATCGGCGGAGCAGTAAATACAAACCAAGAATATAGTTGGTCAGCAGACCAAACTTTTACCGCAGCAACAACATTTAACAATGTAATCAAAGCAAAGGCTGGAGTTAATAACTTTCAAAATCCAACAGCAAGAGATCTAGTACTGACATCTCCAACAGCAGGATTAGTTTGTTTTGTTAGACAAGAAAATGACGGTACACCAATAGATCAGGTTCAGTATTATTCTGGATCTGAGTGGAGATATGTAAATGACTCTGCAACATTTGTTACAAAAACAGCAGATTATACTGTTGTAAAAGCAGATGCAGGAAAAACTATTTCTGTAGAGTCTGCTTCAGATGTGGTAATAACTATTCCACTAAACAGTACTGCAGCATTTTCTGTAGGACAAAAAATTGAATTTATTCGTTATGGAGCAGGAGCGGTTTCTTTTGCTGGTGCAACAGTGGGTGTAATTATTAATAGCAAAAACTCAAATAAAAAGATATCCTCTAGGTACTCTGGTGCAGTTCTTACAAAAGTTGACACAAACACTTGGCTACTTCTTGGTGATCTGACGGCTTAGGTTAAAGATGCTAAATTTTGGTTTTTGGTCATCTTTAAAAGGTATGGTAAAAGTACCTAATCTTTCTGGTTTGACTAGAACCACAGCAACACAGTCAATTGTTGACAATGGTCTTGTTGCAGTAGAAACTGGATCTACGACTACAGCAGACGATACCCTAAACCAAAAAATTGCATCGCAAACACCACCACTCGACACTCTTGTTGATTATGAAACAAATGTTTCTTATACTTATTATCTTTTTTCTTTTACACCGTATTCGTTTACTCCTACAGCACCATATTCATTTACTCCTCAGGCCTATTCATTTACACCTCAGACTTATTCATTTACTCCTGAAACTTATTCATTTACTCCATATTCATTTACTCCACAGGCAGCACAGACTGGTGTTTGGTACACATATTGCGGAAATGTTTCAGCAGGATACGATCCTGGAACATCTATTGGTCCAGAATTTTGGCCAGGAAAGACTTGTGCACAGGTACAGCAATTACTTACTCAAACTGGAGAGATTGGGTCTGGATTTAACTGTCTTGAAGGACCAGAGGCAGGACCATCTCCAATTCCTGCAGCATCTTGTAGTGCCCCATATTCATTTACTCCTGCAGCATATTCATTTACTCCATATTCGTTTACTCCACAGTCGTATTCGTTTACCCCAACTGCAGTCTCTGGTTCTTGGTATGCATACTGCGCCTCTTCAGGTGCAGGTGGAGGATCTCAGGGACCAGAGTTCTGGGCTAATAAGACATGTGCACAAATTCAGCAGTTCCTTACTCAGGCAGGAGAACTTGGCTCTAACTTTACATGTGCAGCAGGAACTGAAGGAGGAACTCCATCAGTATCCGCACCATCTTGTGGTGCTCCATATTCATTTACTCCTGTATATTCATTTACTCCATACTCCTTTACTCCTGTATATTCATTTACTCCATACTCCTTTACTCCTGTATATTCCTTTACACCATACTCGTTTACACCTCAGGCTTACTCGTTTACACCTCAGTCTTACTCATTTACACCAGTTGCGCCATACTCGTTTACTCCAGCAGCATATTCATTCGTTCCTCTTAAGGTCTGTATTGATCAAGATACTCTTATTCAGGTTGTTGGAAACGAAGATTCCGTTGAGTTTAAGCCAGCAAAAGATATTAAACTTGGAGATCAAATTTGGTCTATTACTTGGCAAGGATTGCTTGATGATTTGCAAGATCCATCAGCATCAACTGTTTACCCAGAAAATCTTCAGGGAGTACAAAGAGTCAAGTCTCAAATCGTACAGATCGACCCATCTGTCAAAGATACAACAATATACTTTAACGGAGATAAGACTAAGAGATTTACAGCAGAAGAGAAGGTTCTTATTAAGCGCCTAGATTCACATATATTTGTTGAGGCAAAAACAGTAACAGAAAATGACTTCATTTTTGAGGCAACAGATTCTGGAATGGTTGCAACACCAGTTACTGGAATTGAATATATCGAAGAAACAAGAAATGTATTTAAGTTCAACGCCTTCCCAGTAGACACAATTATTGCTGGAAATATGGTCGTACACAACTCTAAGTTATAGTTATGATAGAATTGTAGTATGGAAGAAAATTTAGATGAAAATTTATGGAGTAGGTTTAGAAAAAACATGGGAGAAGTTAAACCATGGGACATCATTCTTCCCTCTAATAGAACATCAGAAGACATTGCTTTTGAAAGACTAGACATATGCAATTCTTGCCCAGAATTAATAAAGTTAACATCAACATGTAAAAAGTGTGGCTGCTTTATGAAGATAAAGACACATTTAAAGCAGGCAGAATGCCCACTACATAAGTGGTAATCTTTTATGTTGCAAAAAATTAAAGTAAAAGAATATATCTTGCCTGATGGCATTGGTGCTCAACTTTGGAGAAAAATATATGCAATGTCTTATGCTAAACATAACAACCTCGTTTTTGAAGATACCCCAGTTATAGATTTTCTTATACACGAGTCTGACAAGATAAGCACTGAAGAAGAAAAGCAAGAACTTATAAATAAACTTTTTTCTATAGTACACAATCCTTGGAAAGATCTTGATTTTTCAAATAATCAGGACTATGTTTTGTGTACTGATGTTGGAGCAGGATTGCAAGATAGTCAAGGTATAAGGTCAACTTCTGAATTTCTTAAATCTGCAACTGAGTTTAACAATATAACAGATTGTGATAATTCTATAGTTATACACATAAGGCGAGGAAATGTAACAAAAGAAAACCCAAGATGGATTGACGAAATTGTATATATAAACCTATTAAAAAACATAAACATCATTGTAGAAGAATTTAAAATTAACAACCCACAAGTAATTATTTTGACCGACGCTCCAGATGAAGAAAAGCACTACACACCAATAGGTGATTCTCAAAAAGAAATGTGGTTACAGCCATATCTAAATCCCAATGAATCAGGTTCATATGTCACAACATCTTTAAATTTTGAGTCTATAAAAGATGTTTATCCAGATATTAAAATTGTCAACAACCTTAGCACATACGACTCATTTCTTTTAATGCTTAAGGCAAAAGTCTTGGTCGTTTCAAGATCTGCCTTTTCTCAGTCAGCAGGTCTACTATCAAAAAATAATGTTTTTGAGATGTCTGGGTGCTTCAATGGGTTTAAAAATGCATCTGGTCTAATTGATAGTAATGGTGGCATAACTTTTTATAAATAAAAACCCCCACCAAGATGTCCTGATGGGGGTATATTATTTTGTTGTATTACTTAGGAAATTTTAGCATCCATTGTTTAGTTCTTGGGGTAATACCCTTCCAAGAAGACCAATCGTTTCCACCATTAGTCATGTAGTATGCAATCTCAGCGTTTTTGACTGGATTGAATAGTTCAGCGTTTGTGTCAATATCAAACTTGGTTCTACGATCAGGACCAAGGTCATCAATCATATTAATCTGGAACATTCCATAGGATGAGTCACCTGTCTTATGGTTTCCGTTATAAGCCAATGGTCGCCCATTAGACTCTTTCTTTGCTACCGCCCAAGCGACTACAAGGTCTTTACCCTTGAAGCCAACTAGAGATAATAGTTCCTTAAGTTCCAAATCGGTAAGAGATGTTTTATTTTCAAAACTCTCTAACTTTTTAGCCTTAGAAACCAAAAAAACCTCTTTCGAGGCGGTTTCTGATATCTGAGCCTGTTCTATGCTCAAGTTGTTTTTAGTATCAAGATCTGAGATAGCATTAGCAGAGTTTGACAAAACCGTTACTAGTGCTACGATACTGAGTG